GGATTCATTGGTATTACGGACGCTCTGGCACAGGAAAGAGCCGCGCTGCGGCGCAAGAGAGCGGAAATGAGGCTTACTGGAAGGAACCTGACAGCATATGGTGGTGCACCTATGATGGTCAAGCGGACGTCGTTATTGACGACTATCGCGTCATGCCCCACGGGATTACCTTCCGAGGACTGCTCCGACTCGGAGACCGATACCCTTTGATGACTCAAACTAAGGGCGGCTCCCTCAAGTTTCGCGCGAAGCGCGTTTTTGTCACCTCCCCCCGGAGCCCTGAGGAAACGTTTGCTAACGAGACCGAGGATATGTGGCAGTTGTATCGTCGCATGGCTGTTGTCAAGGAATTTAAGGAGAACGACGAAGTTGTTACTCATTACACGTTTGGGGATGTTTACGTCCCTCGTGTTCACGTCAATGTAGCCGGTTTTGTGCCTAATGTGTAAAGGAATCACTTTGAAAATCACTTTTTTAACTATGTCTGCCATGGATGTTGATTCCGCTTTTCGTGCTGCGGCCGAACAGGGTCGCAGACCTCGTAGGCAAGGTGCCGCCTTGCCCCCTTCTATGATTAATCGTATTTTGGCTGCACGTAGTGCTCGCAAGTTTCCATATGCGCAGTATGGCCGCAAGGTTTACCTTCGCGGTACTGCTCGTGGCGTAGCTAAATATGGCACGTCTTATCGTTCCGCCACACCCATGCAACGTCAACAGCGTTCAATGGATGGAATTATTGGTTCAGGTGCGTATTTAGGTAGGACTTTAGGTTCTGCCGCCGGTGCGTATCTTGGTGGTGCTGCCGGCTCTGCGTTTGGCCCTGGCGGCACTGCTTTAGGTGCTAGTGCTGGAGGATGGGCCGGACGCATAGCCGGCAATGTGCTTGAAGACGCTGCCGTTGACTATGCGATCCGTAAAGGCCCATCCCTCTCACAAATCCCCCTTGCTCTCTATTCCGGTGCAGGTGCTTACAGGAGAGTCACCGGTTCCGGTGCGTACACTCAAACCAACTCTTTGTTCCAAGGTGGTATGGGAGTACCACAATTCTCTACCATGCCTGGTGATGAGACTGGTGCTTTGCACATTAATCACACTGAATACATTCAGGATGTGTTGGGCACAACTGCTTTCACTAACCAATCGTTTCCTATCAACCCTGGGGATCCTGGGGTTTTTCCTTGGTTGTCGCAGTTGGCTGCTAACTATGATGAGTTTGAGTTCAACGGACTTATGTTTCACTACAAGTCTGTATCAGGAGATTTGTCTACTGCTAGCGTGCAGTTGGGTACTGTTATTATGGCTACCAACTACAATGCGGGTGCAGCTCCTTTTGGTAGCAAGCAATCGATGATGGAGTACGATGGTGCCGCTCGCGTTAAGGTTTCTGAAGAGCTGACTTCTGGCGTTGAATGTGACAAGTCGAAGTCTGCCAGTGGCGGGACTATGTATGTTGCGTTGAACGGAACCGTTCCTGAAGGCCAGGATGTTAAGACGTACTACCCTGGTGTTTTCCAGCTTGCTACCAATCAATGCGCTTCGACGGTTCAGATTGGCGAACTTTGGGTTTCCTATAAAGTTACTCTTCGCAAAGCCAAACTTGCCGTGAACCAGGGTCTTCAGATCATGTCATCTGGTGTTCGCGCCAATGTGAGTTCTGCTGTGTTAAACGTTGCTCTTGCTGCCGTTACTACTGGTTCCGGCAATGGCTATTTTAATAATCTTGAGGATTTGAAATACGATTCAACGGTCACTCAACCTTCGGGTTCTCAGATTAACGGCGGTGCTTGGGTGACTTCTACACTTAACTTTACGCCTTCGCTTACAGGCATTGGTTGGCATTATACCGCCAATACTGGCAATTGTCAGTTTACTTATGTTTTTCCGCCTTGGCTTCAGCAAGGTACTTTTCAGGTGTCCACGCGTGGTGTACCTGCGACAGGCGGTCATTCTGCTCCAATCATTACTCAGTCCGCCGGTGTGACAGTTAATCCTTCAGAGGAGTCCAACGGGTTGACTACTGTTAACGTTTCGTTGAATCAGTCTTATGCTGGCACTGGTGTTGTTCAGTTTATTCGTATTACGACCACTGGCACGTTCACTTGGTCCACGGTGTCCAGTCTTCGTGCTATGATTACGATGATCAATCCTGCTATTGACATTAACAATGCTGAGTTTTAAGTGCTTGGAACGTCGTTTGTAGAATTTGTAATTCATATTTTGATGGAGAGCAGCTGCTTGCAACTTTTTGAATCTTTTGAAACTCTTTTGTACGCATATATAGGTGTTGATTTGCTTTGGCTTGTTCGTTGTTCAACTCATTGGCGATGAGTTTATTCAAATCAATTGGTGCTGCTGGTCGAGCTGCTAGAGCTGCTCGTTACGCAGAGGAAGAAGAGAATGCTGAATTGAATGCTATTTATGCCGAAAAGGTTGCTCTTGATCGTGTTAAACATGAGTATGCTGCCCAGCGTGTTTTTAAGGCGCTGCCTCGATTTGTGTATGAGAAGAAAAAGCGCCAGTATCAGATGTTGAAAGACGCTGGTATGAAGGGCATATCATTGCCTGAGTTTATTTTGTCGCGCGATCCCCTAGAAAGGACTTACGGCAAGTACACCTATACTCATAGCGATGCTAGAGTGCAACGTCCACCTGCTCTTGAATGGCCTTATCATACTTTGAGTATTCCTAGGCCGTACAGAGGTCCTTTATACGACGGTGCACCTACCGGCGGTCTGCCATCTGCGCTTGGTGATTATTATAAGAAACCCTACAAGGCTACCCGGCGTTATTACGTTAAGAAACCTGCCGCCCCTGGTTAGGGTACCTGCCGCCTTGCACCCAACCATCAACCTTTAGGTTTGTTGTGTTATTTAAAAAAAAGAAAAAGTAGTGGCACTTCTATTACCCACTACTTTGTGGCATTGTGCCACAAATTTTTTTTTTATATTGAGTGTAACGATAATACAAAACCGTAGCTGGGGTGCCGTGTGCTGCGGCAGCTCTGCTGCCGCAGCACACGGCACCCCAGCTACTCGCGCTCTACTTATAATATTTTTGAAAAGAATTTATAGGCGGTGGGGGCGCGTCAAAAATGACAATTTTTTAGTCACATTTTCGTTGAAAAAACGGCATCGATAGGTAAGCGCAGTGAACTCATCTTGTGCCCATAGCGTGTGCGAACAGAACGCGCTATGTCTTGTGACTTTATATGCTATATTGCGCTTGGGAGAGCGATCTCCCAATTCTGAAATCTCCCAAAGTTTGGGAGGCCTCGTGAAAAAAACTTTTTTTTAACTTTATTAACCATTGCTGTTTGTGCTCATAGATGAACAATAGCAGCGATGTGGCCTCACAATTATCGGAGGATGACCGCACCGTGTCAACCGCCTCTACCATCTTCGCAGCTAAGCGCAACGGGCCACGGCCTGTTGCCTTGCGAGCGGGAGGAGCACGCGCAGGAGGAGGCAATGGACGGCGAAGTCTCATTGATTCTCAGTGCGGATGCTCCGACGGGTCTTCCGACGAGTCCGATTCCGCGCGAGGTTCCGAAGATTCGCCGGTCCCGAAAAAGACCAGGTCTGGCCGAGCGAAGCGCGGCCGCCGCGAGCGACATTATGTCTTCACGCGCAACAATTGGGGACCCGACGACCTTGAACGTTTCAACGGTCTTGTCGGCGCCGGCGTTGGATGTGTCTACATCTGTTTCCAAGGAGAAATTGGATCGAATGGACGGACTCCCCATCTTCAGGGTGTCGTGTCCTTTCTCCATGCCCGATCCATGTCAGCCGTTCAGGCCCTCCTTGGCGGACACGTGCATTTGGAGTTCATGCGAGGAACCATCCATGAAGCCCGGGCTTACTGCTGTAAGCCAGAAAGCCGAGATCCCGCTGGACCCGAGTTCCGAGAGTATGGCAAACTTCCTGCTGGAGCTGGGGCGGGTCGAGGGAGCCGCACAGACTGTGCAGCGCTTGTCGCAGATATTAAAGCTGGACTTGGCCCCCGCGAGATC